ACTCCGTCTAGGAGGCTTTGTAGCGTGGAATGGACATCGTAAACATGAACCAAAAGATTGAGCAAAAACAAGAAGAAGAACTTGTAACTGTAAGTCTCTGGGCAAAAATAAAGCATTGGTGGCGCACTCTTATTCGAGAAGAATGGGAGCTTACAGTTTTCTTTCCTGGCGATACGCATTTTTTAGAGGATGGTTCAAGAATAGAAAGTGGGTCTCCTAAAACTTATCGAGCAAAGCAACTAATAAAAATTAGTACAACTCATATTATTTTTGTAGACTTGCTTGGTGTAAAACATGAAATTAAAGTTGTAGCCCCTGTAGGGTATGACTTAAGGAAAATATACTAATGTTAGGACTAATTAAAATGCTTCCTCTAATAGCAGTTGTAGGTGCTGGAGCATATGGGTATCATACACTAGAAATAGGCAAAAGAGAAACAGCTATTGCCCAGCTAGAAAAAAATAATGTGGTACTCAAAGAAAATTCTATGCGGTTGGAAACAGCCCTTGAAACTGAGACAGCTTCAAGAGAGCAAGCAGAAAATAACTTAAAAGTACAACTAGAAGCCGTTGGAAAACTTACTGAGGCAAATAATGAAATGCAAGCAGAAATGGATGATTACTTGTCTATTTTTAAAAGGCATGATCTTACTAAGTTAGCTCGAGTAAAGCCCGGGCTTATTGAGCCCAGAATCAACAACGGTACCCAAAAAGTTTTTGAGCAGATAGAAAAAGATAGTGAAGAGGTGCAAAATGCGGATAGCAACTAGTTTTTTAATAATAGCATTTTTATCTGGGTGTTCTTTTTTGAAAAATGACCCTCTACCAACCCCCGAGCCGGTCATAAAAACTATAACTGAGTATAAAACACTGGAGATCTATCAGCCTCAACTCCCTAGAAAAATAGATTTACAGGATGTAGAATTTTTTGTAGTCACAGAAAAAAATCTTGAAGAGCAAATTGCAAAAATCTCAAAAATGCAAGGGGGTACATTCGTTATATTTGGTATGACTCCTCAGGACTATGAAAACATGGCGTTTAACTTGCAAGAACTTCGCAGGTATATTCGTCAGCAAAAAGAAATAATTATTTACTATAGAGACGCAACAAAAGTAGAGCCGTAACTATGACAATACAAATAAGCAGAGCTGATATCACTGGTGAAACTCTGCATAATTTACAATCTGAGACACGCTTCCTCAAACTTCCAGTAGATCCTTATTTAGAGCTACTCGGCATCACTCCGCTACCTTCTCAGGTAGCAATAATAAATGCGATTAATAATCCTAAGTATAGATTTGTATGTGCCGCAGTGAGTCGTAGACAAGGCAAGACATACATCGCAAACATAATCGGCCAACTAGTCTCCCTGGTTCCGAATTCGAACATTCTTATAATGTCTCCGAATTACTCGCTGTCTCAGATTTCTTTTGACCTTCAAAGAAACTTAATAAAACATTTTGATTTAGAAGTAGTAAAAGACAATGCAAAAGATAAAGTTATTGAATTAAGCAATGGTTCAACTGTAAGAATGGGATCTGTCAACCAAGTTGATTCCTGCGTAGGAAGAAGCTACGACTTAATAATATTTGATGAAGCCGCTCTAGCTGATGGCAGAGACGCTTTTAACGTAGCTCTTCGTCCAACCCTAGATAAGGATAATTCTAAAGCTATCTTTATATCCACTCCCCGGGGTAGAAATAATTGGTTTGCAGAGTTTTTTGATAGAGGCTTTAACAACGAGTTCCCAGAATGGTGCTCCATCCGCGCGACTTATAGAGATAACCCGCGTATGAGTGAGACAGATATTAGTGAAGCACGTAAAAGTATGTCAGAAGCAGAATTTAAACAAGAATATGAGGCAGATTTTAATACTTATGAAGGACAAATATGGAATTTTAATCATGAAACTTGTATCGCCAACAATGAAGCATTGGATACCGCTAATATGGATGTATTTGCTGGCCTTGACGTCGGTTACCGTGATCCTACTGCTTTTTGTGTAATTGGATATGATTGGGATGAGCAGCAGTATCATGTATTAGATGAGTACCTTGATGCTGAAAAGACTACTGAGCAACACGCCGTTGAAATACAGAGATTAATGCAGAAATGGGATATTGATTTTATTTACATTGATTCCGCAGCCCAACAAACTCGACATGACTTCGCTATGGAGTACGATATTTCAACAAATAATGCAAAGAAGTCTGTGCTGGATGGAATTGCACATGTAGCAGGAATAGTAGACAATGATAAATTATTTATCGACCAGAGATGCAAAGAAACTCTTTCTTGCGTAGACCAATATCAGTGGGACCCAAACCCTAATCTTGCAAGAGAAAAGCCAAAACATAATAGAGCATCTCATATGGCAGACGCTTTAAGGTACGCACTATACTCTTTTGAAACTGTATCCACAGGGTTTTAAGGATACCTTCTTAAAAATAGTATTTGACAATTTATCTCCAAGAGGCTATAATGCAAAGTATGAAAAAGCTCAAAAGAGACCCTGTAAAGTATATAAGGGATAGAGCAAAATCAAAGTACAAAAAAGACAATGAGTGTTATATTTGCGGTAGCGCAGCTCAGCTAGACTTTCATCATTTCTATACTTTAAGCCCCTTACTTGCTAAATGGTTAAAAAGTAAAGTACAGGAAAGACCCTCTCATTATACAAACGAGTATATCACAATCTGGAGGGATGAGTTTATCGAAGACAACTGGGCAGAGTTGTATGAGCATACAGTTACAATCTGCCACGCGCATCACTTAGAACTGCATAAAATTTATGGACGAAACCCTGGACTTGGCACTGCAGAAAAACAAATGCGCTGGGTAGAATTACAAAGAGAAAAGTATGGCATGGTATAACACGATATTTGGCAGAAAGCCTAATAAGGGTCAAGAAAAATTGAACCCTGCCCAATCGTACTTTGACGGCAAAATAGAGAGCAGTCGTGAACCTACATTTAACTTTGAAAGAGCGTATGAAGACTTAGAAGTTGTAAATCGCGGTGTTAATATGCTGGTCGATGATGCTGCTGAGATTAATGTAAAAGTAGGCGCGCAACTACCTACCCAAAGTGTCATTAAGGGAATTAAAAGATCTCGAGTTGACTTACTGTTAAACAAAGAGCCTAACTTGTTCCAAGATATTAGTTCTTTTCGTCGCAACTTATTAGTAGATTATATAATTGACGGAAACATTTTTATTTACTATGATGGGGTACATTTATACCATCTACCTGCAAGTAAAATGATTATTCATGCTAGTGAAAAAACTTACATTGAAAAGTACACTTATAACGAAACAATAACCTTTACTCCGAAAGAGATTATTCATATTAAAGAAAATTCTTTCTACTCTATATATAGGGGAGTGTCTAGACTTAAACCTGCCCTGCGCACAATGGTGCTTACTAGACGAATGAGAGATTTTCAAGACAATTTCTTTAAAAATGGAGCAGTACCTGGACTTGTATTAAAGTCCCCCAATACTTTATCTGAAAAAATTAAAGAACGAATGATTCAGTCTTGGCAAGCTCGATATAGACCAGATGCGGGCGGGCGAAGACCATTGATTTTAGATGGTGGCATAGAAATTGATGAGATATCAAATGTAAACTTCAAAGAGCTAGACTTTCAAGCAGCGATTGAAGATAACGAAAAAATTATTTTAAAAGCTTTAGGGGTGCCTCCTATTCTTTTAGACTCTGGCAATAATGCCAACTTACGCCCTAACATGCGGCTATACTATCTAGAAACTATTCTTCCAATTGTTCGTAAAATTAATTTTGCACTAGAAAGATTTTTTGGGTTCGAGATTATAGAAGAAGCAAGTAATATTCCCGCATTACAGCCTGAGTTAAGAGACCAAGCGTCTTATTATCAAGCTCTCGTGAATACTGGTATTATTAGCCCCAATGAAGCACGAGAAGCTTTAAACTTTGAGCCTGTGGATGGCTATGATGATTTACGTGTACCCGCAAATATTGCTGGGAGTGCCGTAAATCCAGATGAAGGTGGAAGACCGCCTGAAGTAGGAGAAGACTAAATGGCAGTACGTCAAAAACAAACGGTTTTAGATATTGCACATGGACACTTTAAGGAGCATAAGCTTCCTTTAACTATTGAATATAAAGACTATGTAGCTAAGGTAGGGGCAGATGAAGCCCTTCATGCAATTTCTGTAAAAAGAAGCTTTAAGGCATGGAAGTACGTAATACATGCTTTAAAATTAAAATATCCAGAACTTATGGAAGCTCCAAAACCTGCTCCGAAAGCAAAACCTGCTCCGAGCAAGCCTGCTAAAGCAGAAAAAAAGAGTGAAGACTAATAATGGAAAAGATTTTTAATTTCACCTCTACATTTAAAGCTCTAGAAGAGGACGATGGTGGTGTACATATTTGTGGTATGGCAAGTACCCACGACTTTGACCGCGCAGGTGATACTATTGATTCAACTGCTTGGACAAAGGGCGGACTTCAAAACTTTGAAAAGAATCCTATTATTCTTTTCAATCATGATTATAACAAGCCTATTGGACGCGCTACAGGACTTAAAGTCACTGAAAACGGTCTTGAACTAAAGGCTAAAATTTCTAAATCTGCGCCCGATCATGTGGCGCAGCTTGTAAAAGAAGGCATTCTTGGAGCATTTTCTGTTGGTTTCCGAGTCAAGGATGCTGATTACCTAGCGGAAACCGACGGATTAAAGATTAAGGATGCTGAGTTGTTTGAGGTATCAGTGGTATCGGTACCATGTAACCAAGCAGCGACTTTTTCTCTGGCGAAATCATTCGACTCTGTAGACGAGTATAATGAATTCAAAAAAACTTTCACAAATCGTGTAGATCTAGCCGGTCAGTCTCTGGCTAAGAATGAAAATTCATTTATAGCTAGTGAAACACCGGACGACGCGGAAAAACCCGCGAATAAGGAGATCCAAATGTCGGAAGAAGTAAAAACTCCCGAAATCGACTTGGAAGCTTTTGCTAAAAAAGTAGCGGAGGAGACTGCTGCTAAGATCGCAATGAAGCAAGCCGAGCAAAAAGCTGTTGAAGAAAAGACAGCACAAGAAGCCGTTGAGAAAGCTCAGGTGGAAGCCGAGCAAAAAGCTCAACAAGAGCAAGAAGTTCAATCAGCCATTCAGGTTGGTGTAGAGTCAGGTGCTGATCGTCTTATGGCAGATGTCGAAGCTAAACTAGCTGAGAAAGATGCTAAAATCGAAGAAGTAATGGCTCAGTATAAGTCTGATCTCGAAGAGAAGTCAGAAGAGATTACAAAAATGCGCGAGTCTAAGCGTGTATTTGGAGATCGTAGCCATGACGGAGACCTTTCTAAGTTTGGTAAGGACTTCATGTATGGGCACCTTCTCGGTGTTATGACAGGCAAGGGCTGGGAAACTGACTACTCTAAGAACTTGATGCAAAAAGCAGGTATCAACTATGCAGCTAACGCTGGTGATATTGCTCAAGAAGTTTCTACTTCAATTGAGAGGGAAATCATGCTTGAGCTTAAGTTGGCACAAGCGTTCCGTGAGATCACAATTAACTCACAGACTCAAGTACTGCCAATCCAGACAGATGCAGGTCCCGCAGCTTGGGGCTCAAACACTGATACCGCAGGTAACTTGGAGAACCGTCCTCAAGTCACTAACGTTCAGTACAATGCTAAGCAAGTAATCCTGAAAGCTACTCGATTGATCTCGACTACTTTCATGGACAACAACATTGACGAAGAAGTTCTTGTTAACTTGATGCCAATGCTTGTTGAATCCGTTGCACGTGCTCACGCTCGCGCAGTAGATGACGCTGTTCTTAATGCAACTTCTGGTGGTACTCAGGCATTTGATGGCCTCGAGGCACTTGCGGGTACTAACGCATTTGTATCTTCAGTTGTCGGCTCAACCGGTGCTAATGCACTCCTAGCATCTGACTTCCTTTCAGCTCGTAAGTTGATGGGTAAGTATGGCATGATGCCAGAAGATCTGGTATATGTTGTGTCACAGAATCGTTACTACGATCTGATTGCTGATGCAGGATTTGCTGATATTACAGACGTAGGTTCTGATATGGCAACGAAGATTACAGGTACTGTAGGCTCTATCTTTGGAACCCCAGTAGTTGTATCTGACCAACTGCCCGCAGAGTCTTCAACTGTATCACAGACTATGGGTTATGCAGTTAACTTGCGCAATCACGTAATCCCACGCCTCCGCGGTGTAGCCGTAGAGCAAGATTACGAAGTACTTAATCAGCGTCGAGTAATCGTTGCTAGCCAGTCACTCGGCTTCAACCAACTCGTTGGTAATAATGGTACTACTGACGTATCTGTTGTTAAGGTTGTTCAAACAGCAGCTTAATAGCTATCTAAATAAACTGGGGAGGGCTTCCTCCCCAAGTTTTTACTAATTGATTTACTATGGCAGATTTAATTACTCTTCGTGAGTATAAAGACATGGAAAACATCCAAAATCCGAAAGATGACTATAATCTTTCGCAATTAATTGCGTCTGTGAGCCAATTAGTAAAAACTTATTGCGGCAATTCCTTTGTAGATTATTTTTCCACAAATAAAGTAGAAACTTTTAGTATAGATTGGGACACTCATCTTCTTCAACTGACTGAGAGTCCTGTAAATACTATTGTTTCCGTACAGAAAAGAGATTCGGTCACCTCTAGCTACACGACCGTGCAAACTACAGACTATTATCTTGACAAAAACACGGATACTGTATTTTATGTGACCGGATCTACCTATAAAAACTGGCCCCGTGGAGCGGGTGCAGTGCAAGTGACATATACTGCAGGGTACTCAGCAGTACCTCTTGACTTAAAACTAGCGGTAATTGATTTAATTACTTACTATTTTAGAGATGAGTATAAAGAGCGCCGTACTTTAGCAGGCGCAACTCTTCAAAACCCTGGCTCTAGCAGTCAAGACAGCAGTGTAGCGTTTCCTGACCATATTAAGCGCATACTCGATTTATATAAAAATCACTAATGTCTCGCTCTAGTCTACAGGCTTTTTTAGTGTCTTTAGAAAAAGACCTAAGCAAAAGTAGTAAAGCATACAGAAGCCAGACTGCGGATAGGCGCACAAATCATTTCGTTTTTCTTCCTAGATTATTTATACAAGAGCTAAAAAAAGAGTTTGAAGTTAGAAACATTCTTACTCTTTTTGGAAAAGCCCAGGTTCAAAAGCATTTAGAGGATGGAGCGTATAAGATTCTTGCTGCATGCCAAGCTAACGCTAAAACTTTTAAAAAGACTCGCGAAGTAATAGTAGTTTCAAATCAACATTTTATTAAAGTAACTTTAAATGAAGCTATTAATCCGAAGTCAAATGCAGAAAACCCAAATTTTGATAATTTTACAAAGTTAAAAAAACTATATACGAACGAGTTAAATTCTTTTGTACTTGGATTAAATAGCTTTCTAAAAGAAGAGTACGGTAGAAGATTAAATAAAACCGTAAAAGATGGCTACTACGATAAAGAGCAAGGTCGATATATCTCAAGTGGCCTCATGAAAGAAGGTAAAACAGAAGTTAATAAAGGGGCTGATCTTGTAGAAGGCGGGCACATGGAAGGAGAAGGCATTTTAGAAAGCCGAATTGCAGATGCCATTGATACCGCAGTAAATAAAAACTATACTTCTAAGGCGAAGCGCGAAGTGTTAATGTCAAATCTACAGCAATTAGGTATAGACTTAGAAATTGTACGAAACGACTCCACAGAGGATTTCACAATTACTGCTGAAAGTCGTGCAGGAAATCAAAAAGCCGGTTTTGCTAGTGCGCAGGCTAAAGATAAGCTCATGCGGCAACTTCGAGCCGCTATCGAGCGTTTAAATAATAAAACTCCTATAGCAGGGTTAAAAGGTTCAGATAGTCCCGCTCAAAGATATGAAAAGAAAGCGACAAAAGCAGTACTCACAAAGTTTACTAAAGTAAAGGGTGTTACGGTTTCTAAAATACCTAAAGTAAAAAACTCTACACGAAGTGCTGGAACGTCAAAAAAAGGTAAGCTAACAAAAAACCCTGCCCTTAATTTGGGTAAAGTAGCTGTCCCTAAAGTAAAGCTACCTTCGCCAAAGGCACAAAAATCGCCTTATTCGATAGCAAGTTACATAGGCATTTTCAACCAACAACTGCCAGGAGTAATAGCAAAAAATATGGTACCGCCCGCGTTGCAGTACCAAACAGGAAGATTTGCAAGCAGTGTACGAGTTACAGACATTGCTCAAACTGCACAAGGATTTCCAAGTGTGGGCTACACCTATATGAGAAACCCATATGAAACATTTGAGCAAGGAAACGCTCAAGGCTCTGTGAATAGAGACCCTCGAAAATTAATTGATAAGTCTATAAGAGAAATTGCAACTCAGTTTGCTATTGGAAGATTCTACACTAGGAGAGTATAGTGGCCTTAACATACACGGGAAGACCTCACACCACTAGACGCTCTTCAATTGTTGATGCTTTAGTTACAGAATTAAAAAAGATAAACGGAAGCGCGGCTTTTTTAACTGATGTATTTAACAATGTACATCCAAGACTAAAGTTCTGGGATGAAATAGAAGAATTTCCTGCAATTCATTTAAATGCAGGGTCGGAAACTAGAGAGTATCAAGCTGCAGGATATCGTGATCGGTACTTAAGCATAACAATAAGATGTTATGTGCAAGAAGAAGACGCCGTCATAGCACTCGATAAACTACTAGAAGATGTAGAAACAGTATTAGATGAGCAAGCCGCCTTATCTTATACAGATAAGCAAGGAGTTGCTCAAAAAACACTCGACATTAAAATAGTCAGTATAGAAACTGACGAAGGAGTTCTTGAGCCGTATGGAGTAGGAGAAATCTTAATACAGGTTCATTACTAAGAAAATGCTGGCACGAATCAAACGATTCACGACTTAGCCTTTTCAGGATCATAGGAGATATACTATGGCAGCACAATTACAACTCTCACGGAATACCCATGTGTATGCATCAGACGGTACCAATTATTGGGAACTTCCGGTACTTGATGGGTTTTCTTTTTCACAATCTACTGCTACTACCGA